GCACGCCGGCATCGTGCATGCGCTGCTCGAAATCCCGATACAGGCGGTAGCGCGACTCGTAGCGCCGGGGATTGCTCACCATAGTGACGCAATCCAAGATGGCAGGCACCTGCTGAATCCGAGGGCCATGGTCATTCGTGTACATCGCTCCCTCTCGTCTCCCTATTTCCACCGGCTGCCCTGCGTCAGGTTGGCGGCCAGGCCCCAGTTGACCGGCGGCGGCGCCAGGCTGGGCGCCAGCGTGCAGCCCAGGGCATCGGCTTCGTCGGGGCTGTGGCCGATCCGCTTTTTCATGTCGTCCTTCGACTCGATCACGATGTTGCCATCGCTGTCCGTGCGGTACTTGACGCTGGCCAGCTCGCCCGCGAGGTCCTCGCAGGCCTGCCGATCCTCCGCACAGAACACCGGCTCCTGCTCCCTGAGCCAGCGCGCCATCTCCAGCCAGAGGTAGTCCCGCAGGAGGCGCGGCCTGGGCTCGCCTTTGACGCGCGTGCCCGGTGCCGCCGTGGCCACATTGACCGCGACGACGGTGGCGGTGATCTTCCCTTGCCGCTTCAGCTCCGCCAGCCGGTCGTAGACGCCGGCCCCCAGGCCGATCACGTCCACGTCGATTTCGTCCACCGCCCAGGCGTCCAGGACCTCTAGGATGCGTCCCACGGTGACCATGGTGTCCTGGCGCGCAAAGATCTTGATGTGCTCCACCACCCGGCCATGCCGCAGCACCAGCACCGTCCGATCAGATCCGAAGCGGGCCACGTCCACCCCGAGCTTGCGCAGGCCTTCCCCTGGCACCGCGTCCCGCGTCAGGCACGGCTCCGTCAGCTCCAGCGAGATGAGGATGTCATCCTCCTGCTTGGGGAACTCGCCGTCAGCGCGCACGCGCACGACGTTCGAGCCCTCGCCCCATTTCTTCACCAGCCGCGCCCGGTAGCCGGGATCGGCGCCCGGCAGCGTGCTGTCGGACGAGCGAAAGTGCAGCGCCGTGTACGAGGCGCGGTCCTTGTGGTGGCTGGCGTAAAACGTGCCGCTGGTGCGCGTCGGGTTGCCCAGCATCAGCACGCGCGCCGTGACGCCGCTCAACGCCCCTTCCGCCACCTCGAAAATGGGCTCCGCGATGCCGCTCGCCTCGTCCAGCACGAACAAGAGATGATCGGCATGAAACCCTTGCAGCGCGTCCGGGTTCGTGGGCCGGGCCGTCCGCGCCAGCGCCGCCCATTCCCTGGCGCCCGGATCGTACAGGCTCTCGGTCGTCAGGCGGAACAGCCGGGAGAGCCACAGCCGGGGGTGATCGCCGCGCGCCTGACTCTGCGTATCGGCAGCCCGCCGCCACTTCGACAACTCCCCCCAGAGCACATCCTTGAGCTGGTGGCCGGTCGGCGCCGTACAGGGGATTTTCGCGAAGTCATGGGTCTCTATAAACCAATATATTGTCCAGGCTGCACTCCCGGACTTTCCTATACCATGCCCGGAGCGCACGCTGACCTTGGCGCCCGGCGGCGCAATGGCCTCCAGGATGGCCGCCTGCTGCCAGGTCGGCTCGATGCCAAAGCGGTGCCGCACGTACAGGAGCGGGTCAACCCGCCAGCGCTCACGGAGCTGCTGGTAGGCCGCCGCCTGGGCCGGGGGAACTGGGCTGCTGCTCGGTCGTTTGGCCACTGATCTCTTTCAGGAGCGCCGCCAGGCCGTCCCCGGTCTCATGCGTCAGCTCGACCCGGTCCACCAGGAGCCGCAAGTGCTTGGCCAGCAGCGTCAGGTTCTCCGTCTTGTTCCACAGCCGGATCTTCTTGGTCTGCCCCACCGGTTGCCGATGGTCGTCCACCTGCTCCCAGAGCTCGTCCACCTGCACGCTCGCCAGCGCCGCCGCCGTGTCATCATCGAGGTCGGTGATGGGCTTGAGACTGCCATCGGCGGCAAAGAGCTTGCGCAGATCCACGAACGCCAGCCGGGCAATCTCTTGCAGGACGCGGTCCGCCGTCAGGCCGGTGCGCTCGGCTTGGGCCGCCTTGGCCGCCTGGACCGCCTGGGCAACTGAAGTTTTCTGAAGCAGTTGATAGCCTTGTTCCATGGCGGTCTTGGGGCTGTAGCCCGCTCGGAGAGCCGCCTGCGTGGCGTTTAAATCCACGATATATTCCAGCACAAAGCGTTCCTGCTTCGGCGTCAGGCGCTGGGGCTTGGGCGCTGGCTTACGCGCCATGGCTGCCCTCGTCCGTCTGTGCCGACTGCCGGAGACTCACCCCCGGCGGTCCGACCCTCCTGAACGTCAAAATCTCCGGATGCACCAGGCTATACCCCTGCAACCCGGCATCGTTCCAGGTGCAGCGCCCTGGCATGAAGACCGCCTGGAGCCCGTGCCCCTTCACACTGTGCCCATGCGCCAGCACGGCGTGCTTCAGTTGCGTCGTCTGTGCGGCGATGACGCGCTCCAGGCACTCCACCTGCGGTGCGTACGTGGCGTCGAGGTCGGCCAGCCGCGCCCGCACGCGCGCCGGCAGCGCCGCCTCCCGGTGCGCGGCGTGCTCCGACGCGACGGCGGCCAGCTGGTCCTGGAGATGGGCGAGTTCCTGTAAAAGGTGATCAATGGTCGGCATGGGGGGTCTCTCCTGTCTCGGGGGCTGGGGGGACGCCCAGCGTGCCGGGCACGTAGATCCCGCCCAGCTCAAAATACGCGCGTAACGCCTTGGCTTGCTCCAGCAACACGGCCTGCGCCGCCTTGCAGGCGTGCAGTTGGCGCTCCAGCACGGCGATCTCTTGCGCCCGCTCCGCCGCCGCCGCCGTCAGGGCGCGCCATTCCTGGCACAGGTGGGCGTCGAGGGGGCTCACGGACGTGGTCCTGACACAGTGTCTGAGCCCAACGGGCGAACGCTCGTTGCCGTGCGCAGCACCCAGGCGCGTTTGGCGTGCTGATACAGCGCCCGCAGCGCCCCCGCCAGGATCGTCGTATGCGTCTGCCCCTTCTCCAGGGGCCGGGCATAGCGATACTGCCGCACACGCGGGCTCCGGTCGGGGCCATAGACGCTTTTTCGTATGGTCTTGGCTCGGCGTCCGCTCATAGGGTGCTCCTCTGGGTGTCCGGTTCCTGACACATGGCCGCCACCGCCTCGGTCGCCTCCGGGCCGCAGGTGAGCAGGTAGCGCGTCAGCGCCTCGCTCTGCTGCGTGATGAGCGCACACGACTGCTGCGCCACACGGCGGTCGTCCGTCAGGCGCTCCATCTCGGTGATGAGTTCGGCCCGCAGCCGCAGCAGCGTGCGCAGCTCGCGGCAGAGTTCACGTTCGAGGGTCGTCATGGGGTCTCCCAGTGGAGAGTGGAGAGCGGGGACGTGGAGAGCGGGGAAGATCCGGAATCCCTGCTATGCACTTCTGCACTAGCCACTATGCACTGCTCCGGGCGTCCTTCCCGACGGCATGCATCGCCGCCACCAGGCGCTGACTGCGGGCACCTACCTGGTGAAACCACCGGCTGTCCTGCATGGCGTCTGCCGCCGACGGCCAGTCGTGGCGGGCCACGGCAGCGCGTAAGCCCACAAAGCGGGCGAGGGTGGCCATGCCGCAGTTGAACATCATATTCGCCAGAATCTCCTGCACGGCCTCGGGCAACGTCGCCCACGTCGGGTAGAGCTGCTGACACGCGGCCAGGGCGCGGTCCACATCAGCCCGGAACCAGGCTTCCGCCTGGGCGCGCAGGATGCGGTCACCCAGCTTGTACGGCTCGCCCGGCTGCAGCAGGTGGCCAATGCCGGCGGTGGGGTAGCCGCGCGTGTCGGCGTAGACGCGCAGGCAGCAGCCCTCATCGATGCGGAGCTGGGCGTCGAGGCGTTGGCGATTCATGGTTGCCTCCGGGCGGCCTTGCGGCGGCGGCGCCACTCGGCTTGCACGAGGTCGAACATGTCCGGCACGATCTGCGGCCACCACATGCCGAAAAAGGCTTTGCCCAGCATCTGTGCCACGCCCACCGGATCGACGGGCGGGTAGCTCAGGCCTACGGTGACGCCCGTGAGGCCGGCAATCGTCCAGTCGCCCTGGGCGGCATCGGTCTGGCACACGGTCATGCCCAGACGGCGCAGCCAGGCCAGCACCGGCTCGGTCTCGCCATCGCACCAGCGCCAGGTTTGCTCGGCTAAGCGGGCACTCGGGGTCATGCGGCGGCTCCCAGCATCGCCCGCACCTGGAGCAGCGCCTTCGTGTGCACGCGTCCCACCTCGTCCGCGCTCAGCGGCGGCGTCACGACCTGCCCGATCTCTGCCAGCGTCAGGTCGTCGCAGGCGAACAGGCTCAGCACCACCTTCGTGGTAAACGGCAGCGCGTCGATGGCCTGCGCCAGCCGCTGCGGGTCGGTCCCCGCGGGCAGCGTGACGCCCCGGCACTGCCGCAGCCACTGGTGCAGCGTCGGCACGCTGAGGCCCAGATAGGCGGCCAGGTCCGCGTCGTCGGGCGTGCGGTGCAGCGCCTGGGTGAGGCCCGCGTAAGCGTGCTCTAAGGTCTGCATGCGGGTCTCGGGCACGGGTCGCAGCGTGGCGATAGGGGGCGTGTCGGCCATCGGTGCCAGGACAGCACTAGGCGGCATAAGCTCTGCTCCTTGGTCCCAGCCGCTGGCAGCGCCGTGGCGGGGGTGGTTCGCCCCCGGCGGCCCGGATCGCGGCGGCCAGGGAGCCACACAGCGCGATCACCGTGGGACGCGGGGGGAGGTGGTTGGCTTGCAGCAGTTCATCCCAATACGGATACCGCTGATGCGTCTGGGCAAAGCGGCGCAGGGCCAATTTGATCTTCAGAGGGTCCCAATGGTGGAGCTGGCGCCGGGCCATCTACGCCTCCGTGGTCGGCGCGTCGAAGGCCGGCAGGCGGGTGGCGCGCAGGCTGGCGAGTTCGGCTTCCAGCGCCGCAATGCGCGCCTGGGCATTCTGGAGGGCGAGGGTCAACGCTTCCGACTGGCCGTTGACCAGGCGCTGCACCCGCTGCACGGTGGCCTGGGTCTGCGCCGTGAGCTGGGTGTTGGTCTCCAGCGTGGCCTGCGTTTGCGCCGTCAGGTCGGTATTGGCGTCGAGCTTGCGCTCGCGCGTCCGGTCCTGCAGGGCATGGATAATGCTCACCAGCGCGGCGGTCGCAGCGGGAATCAGGATGAGGAGTTCATTGATGGTCACAGGCACCTCGGGGCACAAAAAAAGGGCAGCCCGGGGAGGGAGCGCTCCCAGGCTGCCCAACGATCAACCGCGCCAGTGATCAGCCAGCACGGGTATCAAGGAATGCGGATAGATAAAACTAAAGCTACAACTCGAACAATGTGGTTGCTAGAACATCTATCGG